AGCAACGATTCGCGATTAAAGGTACGGCTGGGACACCCGGCATACCTTTAAATTATAAGATTGGTAAAGCTTCTGGAAGCAAAATTCCACTTGTAATGCTGGGTGTTGATGATGGAAAACAGCAGGTAATGAACAGATTGGCCATCGAAGAACCTGGTGCTAAGTACTTTCATTTCCCGTTAGATGAAGAATTATTAGGCACTAGAGGATACGACGAGCTATATTTCAAGGGAATTATCTCAGAACACAAGAAGAAAGTAAAACGTAAGGGCGTTATACATGAAATATGGGAGCCTACTGCAGGGGTTCGTAATGAACCATTGGATTTACGTGTATATAACCTAGCGTGTATGAATTCAATCCATCCTGATTGGGATAGATTGGCGGAAGTAGTAAAAGGTGGAGGACATTCTACTACAACAGTGACTACTCCCAAAAAGAAACAAATGCGGAAACGTATTCGAAGGGCTAGTAAAGCAGCAGATATTTAGGAGGATGTATGGCAACTAGTTATTCAAATAAGCCAAGGCTAATTGACGTACGGTTAGAGTGGTACGTCAAAGCTGAGGAAGCAATATTGACTGGACAAAGCTATACTATCGGAAATCGGACTCTTACAAGGGCAAATTTAGCAGAAGTAAGAAAAATGATTGATGATTTGGTAGCAAGAGGCGCTAAATTACCAGGTATGGATACTGATAATGGGCGTGGAAACAGGTCAAAACGGGTAGTTTTTAGAGATTAGGAGAGCAAAATGGCGAGAAAAAACAAGAAATTTAGCGCTAAAATAAGCACTCCAAGGGCTAAAAATAGCGGATATAGTGAGGGCGGGGCCTCTCATAATAACAAATCTTTGAAGGGATATAACCCTAAAAAACTAGGTTATAAGGCCGATATCGGTGCGAATTTATCAACTTTACGTGATAGATCCGCAGATTTAGCCATTAATACGCCAGTCGGTACAGCTGCAATTAATACAAGCACTACTCATACAGTTGGTGCAGGCCTTAATGTATTCCCTAAACCTAAATTTCAAATCTTAGGAATCAGTGCAGAGGATGCTAGAGCATGGGCTCGCAAGGTTCGAGCTGAGTTCGACTTATGGGCAGAATCAAAAGACTGTGATATTTACAGAAAAAACAATTTGTATGATATGCAAAGCATAGCATATCAAGGATATCTCACAGATGGTGATAGTTTTGCGGTATTTAGACGTAAACCAAGTACACCAGATATGCCATATACATTACGGCTTCAGTTAATTGAAGGGAATCGAGTAAGTAATCCACTTACCAGTTCCACATATGTTACAGGGGACCCAACTGGCGTTGAAGCGCTTAATCCGGATAACGGAAATCGCATATTGAATGGTGTGGAAATTGATACTGACGGCGCAATTGTAGCCTACTGGGTATCCAATCAAGTCCCTGGTGAGCCAATTACAAGCCTGTTGACTGCATGGGCAAGAGTCGAAGCGTACGGAAAGCGTACTAGTATTCCGAATGTACTACAAATTAGTAACGATACTAGACCTGAGCAATATAGAGGGGTACCTTATTTAGCGCCAGTTATTGAAACGCTAAAGCAAGTGTATCGATACACAAACGCAGAGCTCACATCTGCAATTATTAAATCGTATTTTGCATTATTCTTTACTGAAGCTGTTACTAACTCAGGATCATTAAACGATATGTTGGCCGATAATGGCGTTGATGATCCAACAGAACCAGTAGTTGATGTATCAGAGTACAACTTAGGACCTGGCACATTAAATGCCTTACCGAAAGGTGTGGATGTAAAGAGCGTGGATGCTTCCAATGCCCAGTCTACTTTTGAAGTATTTAGTACTCAACTCATCAAACAAGTAGGTGCTGCACTTAACCAGCCTTACGAAGTATTGATGAAGAACTTCAACTCCTCGTATTCTGCAAGCCGTGCAGCAATGTTGCAGGCTTGGGAAGAATATAAACTACGACGCAAGTGGTTCGCTCGTGACTTTTGCCAACCTATTTATGAGGTATGGTTAATGGAAGCAGTAGCTAATGGACGAATTGAAGCGCCGGGTTTCTTTGATGACCCATTGATTCGAAAAGCATGGTGCAATGCTGATTGGTTTGGGCCTACTATGTCAATCCTTGACCCTGTTAAGGATATGAATGGTAGTACACTTCGAGTTGAGAATGGAGTTTCCACTCGTGAACGCGAAGCTGCCGAAATGACAGGAACAGACCTTGAAGAAAATATTGCTCAACTTGCATTTGAGAAACAACTTATGGAGAAATATGGCATGGGGCTAGCTGATGCGGTAAATCCTTCCGTTGGCTCTAAATCTACAACGAAAGGAGGTGAAGAGGATGAATGAATTTTGGTCTGTTAAGAATTTTGTAAATCAAGATGGTACCGGTCAATCTGAATTGATTTTGTATGGTGATATTTCTGATACCTCTTGGTGGGGTGATGAAATTACACCTCGTGAATTTGCTAGTGATTTGGCTAGTTGTAATGGTAATGACTTAACAATGCGCATCAACTCTGGCGGTGGTGACGTGTTCGCAGCTCAAGCGATTCACAATATGATTAAAACTTACACAGGTAATGTAACAGCACATATTGATGGATTGTGCGCAAGCGCAGCTACAATTATTGCATGTGCTGCGGATAAGGTAATTATGCCAAGCAATGCTTTGTATATGATTCACAATCCATCCGTATATCTAGGTGATAGCTTTGATGCGGACGGCTTAACTAAAATGGTAAACTATTTAGCAAGTGTTAAACAGACAATTGCAAACGTTTATTTGAGCCGTAGTGACGTTTTGACATCTGAACAGGTAAACACACTTATGGATGATGAAACGTGGCTCACAGCTGATGAGGCGAAGTCCTACGGCCTAATTGATGAAGTAGATACGGCGATTATGGATAATGCAGTTATGAATAACGGAAGGGTTATTGTAAATAAAGTATCTTGCAAATATTCGGCCAAAAATGAAGCCAAAATCAAACAATTTTTAACAAGTAAGGAGAAACCTATGACTGAAAACCAATTCATGGCAAGCTTAAAAGGTTTGCTCGGTATTTCTACAAATGAACCTGCGGAAAACGCAGCAGTAACAGAAGAACGCGAACGTGTTGAAGCGTTAAATGCGTTAAAAGGTGACAATGAAGTCATCAATCGTTTAGTTGATGTAGCGGTTAAGGAAGGTAAAACTGTAGATGAAGTAACACATTTCATCTCTGCCGTATCTGATATTCCTTCAACTGATAACAAAGTGGTCGACCAAATTCGACAATTAGTTATTGACCAAATGGAATCCGGTGCGGATCAAGTAGCACCTCAAGGTGCATCCACACCAGAAACCAACGATGCAGTAGCAAAAGCTAGTGCAATTGATGAAGTCGTAGCATTTGCGAATGCTAAGAAAGGCGGTAAATAATGGCATATTTCGAACAAGTAAATGGTGTCGCAGCTGATTACCTATTAGGTGGTGGCGGTGTACCGGTATTAACTCAAAATGTAAAAGTAGCAGTCGGCGATTATAAACGTGGCCAAGTTCTTGAAAACAATGCTGGTACATTCCAAAAAATTACAACAACTGGTAAACCTGCAGGTATCGTAGTATCTGATACTACTGCAACTACTGACCATAATGTATTAACTGTATACATCTCCGGTCGCTTTAATCGTGAAGTATTGGTAGTTGACCAATCTTACAAAATTAATGATCATGAAGCGGATTTTAAAGACGCTCACTTATTCTTAACTAGCATTAAATAGGGGGAACTATATAATGGCAATTGATTTTAAAGATACATTTTCCTTAATGCAAGCTGTGGAACGAATGAAAGCACCGGCAAGTTTTTTGCTTGATACTTTCTTCCCACAAATTCCAGCAGTAGCAACTTCTAAAAAAATCGCAGTAGAAACTCGTAAACGTGGTCGTACATTGGCACCTTTTGTATCTCGTGGTGCATCTGGTGTGAATGTTAAACGTGCTGGCTCTAAAATTGCTTTATATGAAGCACCTATGATGGGCCCTCGTACAGTTATTGATCCAGAACAACTTGACCAACGTGCATTTGCCGAAAATATTGTATCTACAATGACACCTGCACAACGTTCGGCACAAATGCAAGCTGAAGACTTGTCTTATTTGCAAGGCACAATCATCAATCGTAAAAACAAAATGGCAGCAGATTTGCTTACAACTGGTAAATGTAAAATCGAAGGCTATGCAGATGATGGCGAAACAGTTCAAGTTGATGAAATCGACTTTGAATTTGAACAAGACATCACACCTACTACTACATGGGACCAAGCCGGCGCTGATATTTATGGCGATTTAAAAATGGCATCCGAAAAAATTCAAGAAAACGCTGGTATTGTGCCAACTGTATTAGTCGTTGGTAAAAATGTTGAAAAATACATTCTTGATAACGCATCTATCAATAAAATGTTAGCGATTCCTAATCGTGAAAACATGACAATGTTTAGTTTCGCACCAGAATACCTTTCTCCACAAGTTCGATATGTTGGCCGTATTATGTCCTTGAATATCGATGTGTATGCATATCTTGAAACATATCAAGACGATGAAGGTAAAGTAAAATCCTTTATTGGTGACGATGCTGCAGTATTAGGTGTTCCTGGTCGTGGCCGTCAACAACACGCTGCGGTAACATTGCTTAATGATGACAATCAATTTACAACGTATGCAGGTATTTATGTACCTTACTACTATGCTAATAAGGCTACACAAGAATTAACATTGTCTGTATATTCTCGTTGCGTATTGATTCCTGAAACTATCGACGATTGGGCAATTATTAAAACTAAATAGGGGGTAACCTACTTATGAAAATCAGAGTATTAAAGGGTTATTTAGCACATGAAGGCGAGATGTATGGAAAGGGCGAAGTAGTCGACATCAAAAAGAAAGCGATTGCTATGTCCTTACTTGAATCTGAAAAGTTTGAATCTGCTGAAGATGATCCAATTGAAGTACCGGAACCATTGGAAGTTATTCCAGATGAACCGGAAGAAGAAATGGAATTACCTGAAGTTGATGCGGAAGTTACGGTGAAAAAATAATGCGATTTAGAGATTACCTAGAGAGCGATATTGACGATGTATTCCTTAATGAAGACGAATTCGCCGAAGGGCATAATCTAAATGGCACAGTAGCTAAAGCAGTTATTCAATCGCCAACGGCGAGGGAGTCGTTCCTATCTAATGGCTCTCACGTATCAAATGACGGATTACATGGGGTGTCTGTATTTGTGTATTGCAAATTAAAGGACATCCCTGAAATTCCATCACAGGGGAACGTATTCCGATTAGATGGTGATGTGTACATCGTTCAAAGTGCAACGGAAGAAGATGGATTAGTGTCTATCGAACTTAGAGCAGAAGCTAGAGGCGGTGTTGATGGATGGTTGAGCTAGAACTTGATAAAAGTGCAGTAGCAACAATTGAAAAAGCACTGGAAACATTGAATGAAGATAGAGTTCGACGTGTCTGTCAAGCTGCCTCAAAGCGTGCAGCGACAACTGCAAGAAAAGCAGGTACGCAAGCACTACGTAATATCTATGCCATCAAAGGTGTATCGGTTGTAAAGTCCGGTGTATCTATCAATAAATTGAATGATGGCACAGAAATGCGTATCAAAGGTGGTTATACTAGCGCTCAAAAGTACTTCAAAATTAAATCACTTAAACGTAAAGGTGTGTTTGTGTCTATTAAAAAAGGTACAGAAACAAAGGTACCAAATGGCTTTGTTAGTGCATCTGGTATATTCATGAAACGCCAAGGCAAGGACCGATACCCATTAAAGGGGATATATGGACCAGCTTTACCGCAAATGTTTGGTAATGAAACTGTAATGAACGCCATGCAAAAGGAAGGCATGGATATGTATGAGAAGCGCTTATATCACGAATTAGAGCGTGCGTTAGGAGGTAACTAATGACACCATTAGATGTATCAGACGGCATTGCCGCCTATCTCATGGATGAGTTGCGCAAGCTAAATGAAACAAGTGATGTTGCCACGAGCCCTATTCGAGTATGGAGCGGGTTCTTACCAAGGGTGGATAAGAATGAAGATAAGCGCAAGTTATGTCCAGCCGTAGTAGTGCATCCGTATTCTGTTAGTGATGCGAATAGTTCGACGGTAGGTATTACTGTATTGGTAACTACTTATGACGAGGCCTTAACAAAAGGTCATGTCGGACTATATCACCTCTTAGAGGTAGTGCGTGAGCGGTTACTATCTGATAATCCAGTAGCACTTAAATATGAAATTAAGGAGAATACCGTTAATACAACAATTCCTGATGATCAACCATACCCTCAATGGGTTGGATATC